TTAATTTAACATCCAATGGAATTGAAATTTTTGCAAAAAGATTTAATCCTACAGATTCGACAATTTTAGAACCATCAACTGGGATATTTACTATACAAAACCATTTCTTCAGTAACTTAGAAGAACTTATCTATACTCCCAAATCAACATTTATTGGAGTTGGTGCTAGTGCAATGGAAATTGGTGCTGGTCCGACATTATTACCTTCAGAGGTGTATGTCATCAAATTATCAGATAATACATTTAAACTAGCAACAAGCAAGTCTAATGCTATTTCTGGAATTGGAGTTACATTTACTTCATATGGTAGCGGTAACGCCCATCAACTAGAAATGGATAAAAAACTTGAAAAATCACTGATTACTATTGATAATCTTGTCCAATATCCGTTACAATTTACTCCAATATCGTATACTTTGCTGGGTAATGGTGGACAAATAAGTGCAGGTTCTTCAATATTTGCCTTGAGTGGAATATCTACAATTATACCAAAAGATATTCTAAAAATTGATAATGAATATATGGGAATAATTAATGTTGGATTGGGGACAACTAATGTTGGACCAATTACAAATAGTGGAAATATTAATTTAGTTGAGGTCACTAGAGGATTTGTTGGGTCATCGGCAACAACTCACACAGATTCTACTTCGGTAAGAATTTATAAAGGATCTTATAATATTGTTGATGGTGATATTTTCTTTGCCGAATCTCCAAGAGGAAATTCTCAAATAATTAAAGACTCTAGTAATTTGACTTTTGAAACTTCAGATTTCACCGGAAGAGTTTTCTTGAGAAATGATTATACATCAAATCAATTATATGATGATATTTCAAGTCAATTTACGGGTATTGGTAGAACTTTTACATTAACTGTTGGTGGAGCAAACACTGTAGGTTTAGGGTCAACTGGAGGAAATGGAATTTTGTTCATAAATGGAGTTTTCCAAACTCCAACAACTCTTAATAACCCAGAAAATAATTTTAGTATTATTGAAAATACTATTTCAGGAATATCTAGTGTGGTATTCTCTGGTATTAGAGATCCAGATAATCTTAATATTATTACTTCTGAGTTTGATGTAAATCAAAACCAAACACCCAGAGGAGGAATAATAGTTTCCTTAGGTTCTTCTACTGGTCTCGGATATGCACCTCTTGTGGGGGCAGCAGTAACTGCCGTAGTTGGGGCAGGTGGTAGTATAGTATCTGTTGGTCTAGGAACTACTGATAATCTTGGTTCTGGATATAATGGCATTGTTTCTGTAGGTGTTTCGGTATATCAAAGTGGACATACAGGTGCAGCAGCAACTATAACAGCAACAGTTGGGGCAGGAGGAACTTTATCATTTACTGTGGTTTCTGGTGGAACTGGATATGCAAGTCCTCAAGTATTCGTATCAGAACCTTCGTATGAAAATCTTGAAGTTGTTGGAGTATCTAGATTGGGAATTGGAACTACAACAGATACTGGAATTGGGCTTTTAATTAATGTTGAAGTTGGAGCAAGCTCTACTACAGGTATAGGATCAACATATTTTGAAATTTCTAGATTTAGTATTTCTAGGCAGGGTTACTCATTCCGAAGAGGGGATGTGTTTAAACCAGTTGGATTAGTAACGGCTAAAGATTTGGTATCTCCATTATCAGAGTTCCAATTGACTGTGGTTGATACATTTTCAGATTCTTTTGCTGCTTGGCAGTTTGGGGAGTTTGATTATATAGATTCTATACAAAATTATCAAGATGGAGTCAGAACCAGATTCCCACTATATTATAATAATGAATTATTGAGTTTTGAATCTCTAGAAGGTTCTCAGGTGAATCTTTCAAATGCACTATTAATTATTATAAACGGAGTCATTCAAGATCCTGGAGTTGCATATCAATTTGATGGTGGAACTAGTTTTGTATTCACAACTGCCCCAAGACCAGAGGATAATATTGCAATTTTCTTCTATAAAGGAACTGATGGTGATGATATTATCATAAATGATTCAATTAATGAAACTTTAAGAAGAGGAGATGTTGTACAGGTTCTTAAAAATAATTCAATTCCAGGAACAGTAACACAAGACAAAAGAATAATATTTGATTTATCATTCTCCGATAAGTTTGAAACTGATTTGTATTCAGACCAAGGAATAGATTCTGAAAATAATAAACCATTGAGTTGGATTAAACAAAAAGTTGATAGAAAAATTAACGGAGAAAATGTTTATAAAACTAGAGATTCTATCGAATCTTTAATTTATCCAACTGCAAAAGTTATCAAAGATTTTTCAACCACAGATACTGAAATATTTGTAGATAATGCAGAATTTTTTGAATATGATAATATTAGTAGTCCAAAACTTTTTAGTTCTTTAATTGTCAATGGAATTTCTACTACCGCAAGTGGGGCGGTAGAATTAATTTCTAATATTTCTTTAATTAATGGATTTTCTGGAATCATTACCGGAATTACAACTACAACAGGTAGTGGTGGAAATCCATTAGCACTTAAATTTTACTTAAATTCACCATCTTATACTGGGTTGCAAACTGGATATCCAATATACATTTTTGATACTAGAGTTGGAAAAGGAGTAACATCTATCAATACTTCAAACTCTGAAGTAATTGGAATTGGAACAACATTTGTAGATAATATTTACTACATTCAGCAATTCTCTTTTAATGGTACTGTCGGAATTATTACTTGTAACATATTATCAACCACATCTACTATTGGACTCTCTTCTTCTGGAAGTGTATCAAATCCTGTTGGCAAATATTCTTGGGGCAGAATGTCTGGATTTAGTAGGTCAAATTCTCCAATTTCAATAGGAGTAACCGGAAACACTGTGGATGTTGGATTAACAACCTTTGCAACGATTCAACGAAGAGGAATTGGAATTAGACAAACTGGAGCACTTCCAAAACTCTTATAAATATTTAAAAAAAATATTAATATGGCAGCAATCGTAACAGATCAATTTAGAATATTAAATGCAAGTAATTTTATAGACTCTGTTGTAGATAGTAACAATTCTTATTATGTTTTTTTGGGTTTAGATAATCCTGCACAAGTTGGATTTGGAAGAGCTACTAATTGGAATACTGATGTCCCAAATCCAACTGATAATTTAGAATATTTAAGTCATTATAGAGACACTTCTTTATTTGGTAAAAAAATTACATCTAGTAATATTAGAAGACTCATAAGAAAGGTTACTTGGACTTCCAATACTTCTTATGAAATGTATAGACACGATTATAGTATTCAGAATCCAACACCAAATTCAAATTCAAGTAGATTATATGATTCTAACTATTACGTAATTAATAGTGATTTTAGAGTTTATATTTGTATAGATAATGGATCTTCTGGCACTAGTTTAAAAGGAAATAAATCTCAAGATGAACCTACATTTACGGATTTAGAACCTTCAGCAGCTGGAATAAGTGGAGATGGGTATATATGGAAGTATCTATTTACGGTCTCTCCAAGTAATATCATAAAATTTGATTCGACAGAATATGTTGTTGTTCCTAACGATTGGGCATCTTCAACAGATTCTCAAATTGTAAGTGTAAGAGAAAATGGAAATTCTAGTGCCACAAACCCGAATCAAATTAAAAAGGTATATATTGCAAATGGTGGATCTGGATATAATTCTGGTGTTGTTGATATTCTCGGTGATGGATCTGGTGGTAGGGTCTCTATAACAGTTAATAGTAGTGGATCTATTGTATCTACTCAGGTTGTTGCAGGGGGATTTGGATATACTTGGGGAATCGTTGATTTGGGAACTCTTCGTCCTGGTGGAAGTCTTCCAAATCCAGCAAAACTAATACCAATTATTCCACCATCAAAAGGGCATGGTTACGACATTTATACCGAATTAGGAACAGATAAAGTATTAGTATATGCCAGATTCGACGACTCAACAAAAGATTTTCCGATTGATACCAAATTTGCTCAAGTTGGAATCATAAAGAATCCAACTACTTTTTCTTTGGATACTAATATTTTCACAGAAAATCAATATTCATCTCTAGGAGCAATTAAATTAACTTCAGACTTTACTGGAACTCCAGTCATTGGGGAAGAAATGACTCAAACTGTGACTAATGGAATTGCAAAAGGTTATGTCGCTTCATATGATAGTGAAACTAAGGTCTTAAAATATTTTCAAGATAGATCTTTATGTTTTGGAAATAGTTTAGATCAAACTGATCAAAATGATAACTCTAAAGTTTATAATTTTGAATCTTCGGCAAATCCTATCAGTCCAT